CAGGTGTAAAAGATGAAGATGGTTCTGTTGAACAGATAGAACTGCGGTGGAATGGTACGCAATCCATAGTATCTGGTAAACATCCAAAGACTGACGGTTATAGATGGATGGAAAATCGCTCGCCAAAAGATTTAGAAATTGCAGAAGCTCCCTTTGCCATAATCGAAAAGATGATGGAGCCGAAAAAGAAAAAAACACCACAAATACAAACCCTTAATTCAGATACAGATAAAGCACGTTCTCTTTTACAGTCAATAAATCCAAATCGGCTTGATGATTATGATGCTTGGCTCAAAATTGGTATGGCTGCTCATTCAGTTGGTGATAATTCTTTACTCCACGATTGGGAACAACTATCACAAAAAAATAGCAAGTATCAATCAGGAGAATGTGAAAAGAAATGGGCATCTTTTAAGTCATCTGGGGTTTCTTTAGGCACTCTTCAAAAGTTTGCTTCAGAAGATGGTTGGACTCCACCACCAAGAACTTTTCCAACATCTATTAAACCAGCAGAAGAACCAACACCAGTTCCTCGTAAATTAGAACAACTTACATCACAAGAACTTATAAACTTTTTACGCAACCTGAAACAGGAAATAAGATTCAATACCTTTTCTCATTCAATTGAAATGGATGGCAAAGTAATAAAAAATATTGAACTTTTCTACTTAACACTTGCAGAACTTGGTTATAAAGTGCCGAAAGAAATGGCAATTGATTGCCTCCTCAAAGTAGCCCATGAAAATGAATATGATCCAGTAAAGCTTTATCTTGATCACTGCTATAACGAAATCCAACCAACTTATATAGATAGACTTGCTTCAACATATCTTAGGCCACAGGATCAAAAACTTACAGAGCCAACCATATATGATGTGATGCTAAAACTTACTCTTATAAATGCAGTAAGACGGGTTTATATACCAGGTTGTAAGCATGACTCGGCTACGGTTCTTCAGGGTTCACAAGGGATTAAAAAATCATCATTCTGGCAAACATTATTTGGCCCCTTCTTCTCAGATGCCCTCGGTGATATATCCTCAAAAGATGATCTACTTGTTCTTCACCGTTCATGGGGAATGGAATGGTCAGAAATTGATGGTGTTACAAGTCGCAAACACGCTGGAACAATAAAAGCATTTTTATCAAGATCAACTGACCTCTTACGAGTGCCATACGGTAAAGCCGTTGAAGAGTGGCCAAGAAGAGGCATTATTGTCGGAAGTACAAACAAGGAATCAGGTTTGTTAATAGATGACACAGGCAACCGAAGATTTCATATAATACCCTGCACTATAAAATCAATTGATCTTGATTCCTTACAGCTTGAACGTGATTCCATCTGGTCGGCTGCCGTTCATGCCTTTAAAAATAAAGAATCACATTTTTTATCTTTTGAACAGGAAAACCAGATTGAAAAAGAAAACCTCGGATACATGGTCGATTCTCCATGGTTGTCTGTAATAACCAAATATTTAAATGATCCAGCTAACTCTGTAAAAGATATAACTATTGAACTTTTATTAACAGAAGCAGTAGAAAAACCAATCGAAAGACAAACAAAATCTGACATCATGACTGTCTCATCTATTCTCAAATCCTTACAATATGAACGCAAAAGAAAGAGGTTGGAAGGAACACCTAAATGGGTATGGTTCTTACCTGATCTCACCCCTGTTCTCACTACTGGGAACGCTCAAAACCTTTGAAATCACTATATTATATATATATGTTCTCTATGTTCTCTATGTTTTATATATATATATAATAATAGATAATATAGGGGTATATATAGTGTTAGGTAAGTCTTAAGCATTACTGGGTACACTAGAGAACGTGAGAACAACCCCTAGTCTCAAATGAGTCTCATTTTGTTATTTTTTAATACTGAACTACTATAAACTTATGACTTCAATTAATGATTTACAAAACGATCATAAAAATGCTCGTAAGCGTACTGATCGTTCCTCAAAACTTATAAAAGAATCACTACAAAAATTTGGTGCTGCAAGATCAATAGTGATTGATGAAAATAACCGCATACTTGCAGGAAATGGAACAATCGCTGGTGCAAAGGCAGCAGGGATAAAAAATCTTAAAGTTATAGAAACTGATGGTAATGAAATTATTGCCGTAAAAAGAACTGGGCTTTCAGAAGATGAAAAGGTTGGTCTTGCTTTAGCTGATAATAGAACCTCCGATCTTTCAGAATGGGATATAAATATGCTTGAAGAATTAAGCCAAGAGCATGACCTTAACCCCTGGTTTGATAATGATGATCTAAAAGAGCTTCTTGGAGAGACAGAAGTATTACCAGCAGAAGGGCTAACAGATCCAGATGACGTTCCAGAAGTACCAGAAGAACCCATTACAAAAGAAGGTGATTTATATATTCTTGGCAATCATCGGCTTTTATGCGGAGACTCTACAAATATTCAACACGTTGAAAAACTTATGAATGGTAAAAAGGCTGATATGGTTTTTACTGATCCTCCTTATGGTGTCGAATACAAATCTAATATGAGTAATAAATTTCAAATTTTAAAAAATGACAATAAATTTTTAGATATTGCTCCCATTATTTGGGATTTTTTGAAAGAAAACTCACCAGCTTTTGTTTGGACAAGTCATCATGTTTATCCAATTTGGAGAAAGCAATTTGAAAGTTTTTATAAACAAACAATTATTTGGTATAAAGGAGGAGGTGGTATGGGTGATTTGAAAGGTCAATATGCAGTGGATTATGAAATGGCTCTTTTTTGTGTAAAGGGCTCTCCCAAATTTAAAAACAAAAGAAGTATGGCTGTGTGGGATATAAAAAAAGATGCTGGAACAAAATATGTACATCCGACTCAAAAACCAGTAGCATTGTCTGAAAAATCTTTTCTAGATTTTACAAACTCTAATGACATTATTTTAGATTTGTTTGGAGGTTCTGGTTCAACTTTAATGGCTGCTGAACGTCTTAAAAGACAAGCATTTTTAATGGAATTAGACCCAAAATATTGTGATGTAATAGTTAAAAGGTGGGAGGATTTTACAGGCAACAAAGCAAAACGTGTATCATCTAGTTAATGGGTAAAAAAGGTTCAAAAGCTGAAACAATAATTAGGTCACAGAAGTTTGCTCGTATTATTGCAAACGGTGGCCGTAGATCCGACTGCGTACGTTATGCAGCCGAAAACTGGGGGGTGAGCGAAAGAGCCTGTTGTAAGTACATAAACATAGCCAGAGACGAGTTAAAGAAGGATTGGGACATGGAAAGACCCCAGATGGTGGCTGACCTTTTGGCACAATGTAGCACCTTACAGATGGAAGCTAGAAAGGCTGGTCATTATCACATTGCTCTCGGTGCAATCAATACAGCAGCCAAACTTGCACAGATTGTTTCGTGAGCATTTTAGATACAGCAAGACCAGGAAATGTTTTATATCAAATCGGTGCTTATGATTTACCGACAGCAGATGAAGCAATAGAACGCATCAATCAAGATTTACTTCCGCATCAATCAAAGTTTTGTGATGACCTAGACCATAGAAAACTGGCACTTGTCTGTGGATTCGGTGCTGGTAAAACTCATGCACTCATTTCAAAATCTTGCATATTGGCAGCACTTAATGTTGGTCATGTGTCGGCAATCTTTGAACCGACTGCGCCAATGCTCAGAGATATTCTGCAAAGAACAATGAATGAACTATTAGATCAATGGCAGATTCCTTACACATTCAGAGCATCACCATTACCTGAATACAACTTGGAGTTTGCAGAGGGAACGCATACAATTCTGCTTAGAACTATGCTTACATATCAAAGATTGAGAGGCCAAAACTTATGTGCAGTGGGATTTGATGAGGCAGATACTGTTCCAAAACGTGATGCAGAACAGGCAATGAATATGGCACTGGCAAGACTTAGATCAGGTAATGTTCAGCAGTTTTATGCAACAACAACTCCTGAAGGTCATGGTTGGGCATTTGAAACCTTTGAAAAAAATAAAAAGTCTGATACAGGATTAATACAGGCAAAGACTAAAGATAATCCATACTTACCTGACAACTTTATTGAATCTCTTGAAGAAAATTATCCACCTCAATTAATAAAAGCTTATCTTCTTGGACAATGGGTGAACCTTACAAGCGGTCAGGTTTATGACCGTTTTAATCGTAACGACCATGTTATTAATCAGATTCCTTTTGACATCAAGATGGAAGTGTTAAGAATCGGGGTGGACTTTAACGTGATGAACTGCAATGCCGTGGTCGGTGTCAAGTCTGGAGATAAGTTATTTATTATAGATGAAATATCAAAACAAAATGATACAGATGCGTTGGCACAAGAAATTAAAAGACGTTACCCTTCAAACAGAATCTTAGTTTATCCAGACGCAAGTGGTTCAGCACGTTCAACGATCAATGCATCAAAGACAGATATCGCCATACTCACAAGTTACGGCTTCAGTTCAATGGCTCTCAAGAGCAACCCCTTTATCAAAGATAGAGTTGCAACCGTCAATGCGTTATTACAAAACGGCAAAGGGGAAAGACGTTTGGCGATTCATGCCAGTTGC